ACTCTGGATGCGACCAAACAGCTTAATAGGCGTGCCGACTTCCAACTCGGAAACAAAACGGGCACTTCTGCTCCATGCAATACAAGGAATGTAATCAGATTTTCCATACGGTCTGTTTACCGCCACGAGCAAATCAGCAATTTCACGACCCAGCGGTGTAATTCTGTGTTCAGTACCTTTGCAGACATATCCTTCGAGCTTAATATTATTTACTGCCTTAAATTCTTCCTCTTCCACAGGATTCATTTCCAATGCAAATACAGACAGCATCAGGCGGTTCTTGTTCTCCTCGTGCTTGTTGTATGAACGGAACTGGCCGGTAATCGCATACATATTTCCAAGCTGAATGCTTTCAATGCTGCACATTCTGTCTGATACCATTACCGGAAGCAGGTCTGTCGCATCACTCAATCTCGGTACCAGCATCTCAAAGATATAAAAGCCTTCTCCGAATACCTCATGGCTGAACACCGGCAACCCTGCTACTTCTCCCATTAACTCAACTACATTGCTCTGATTTCTGCTTTCTTCTACATTTTTATTCATTTGATGTATCCTCCATAATTTCAAAATTTGGTATTTCTATCTTTCTGTCTTCGCAAAACTTTACGAAGCATTTCTCGCACATAAATGCGTACTGTTTCGGATGAACGCCCCTGCCCTTGCGTGCAAGAAGGGTGTACATATCACTCTTCTTTTCATACCCGCCGCAGGTACAACAAACATCATAGAGCTTGTTCATCACTTTCTGACTGACTGTCTTGCGTTTCAGTTCCTTTGGAAATTCACGTCTCATATTCTTTTCGCCCACAATGTCAATCAGGCTATCCTTCATGAACACCGGGACACCAGCTGTATCAGCTACAAGAACAATGCGACGGATCCACTCCTTTGCCGGAACAATCTTACCTTTTCGATTTCCTGTTTCAGCTCCGATGATTATCCAGTCAACCTCACGAGCCAAAGTATCGCACATCTCCGGTTCAAGACTCTCCAGGAGCGGCTCAATGCTCAAAAAGGTTTTGCATCCCGCCGGCAGATAATCGATACGGTACATTTCTTCCAACCTTGTAATGCTGGTACCGAACCACATATTATCCATTCCTGTCGGAAGTTTGTACTGGCTATATCGCTTCGGGTTCTTTGTGAGGAACATGTAATTGTGTTCCGGATGGTCTACACAGGCTTCGATAACCTCATCTATCCACGAATCAGGTACCCAATCGCCAAATACATCCGCCATGGCTCCCACGAAAATATTGTGGCCATTCTTCAACTTGTCGAGATAATCAAATCTGTACTTGTGGAATGTTGGCTCAAATCCGAAGGGATATGTCATTGCTCTGCCGTTCTCGTTCATCATAATTTTGTCTAAGATGTACAATGTCGTTTCTCCGTCCGATGCCAACTGTGACGTATAATCACCCTTGGCCATTTTGTTGAGCCTTATATCCCCACTGAAACGCTCTGACAATTTCTTTGCGTAACAGTAATGACAGTTATGTAAGCACCCTGTAATCGGGTTCCAAGTGTGGTCGCACCACTCAATTTTGGACCGGTTCATAATTTCTCGCCTCCTCTAACCTTGGCAGCTTATCGAGTAGGTTGCAGGCTTCGATAATTGCCTCGTACTCTGTTGAATGCAAATCGTCGTGATCATCTTTTATACCGATAAGTCTTTCTACAATTTCTCCAATAATCATGTTGTTGTATCCTCCCAATATTCTACGAAATACTGTTGCTGAGCATTTGACTTGTCCTTCTGCCCGTCCACTGCGCATCTACCAATTCTGACTGCGTAACCGGCTTTTACAAGCATACTGGCCAAAGCCAATCTGTCTTCCTCGTTCCACTGGACCGAGCCTTTACGCAAGCTGTATATTCTGTTTCTTCCTGCCATTCTTCTTTTCCTCCTTTGCATTTTTTATAGAATCCAGCATTTTCTTCTCAAATACCTTTGTGAACGCTTCTACTTCCGGTGTCATTCCACAATTACGAGCTCCGCGGCACTGAACAATGCGATTATCTTTCCATTCCATCGTGTAGTACGGTTTGTCCGGTTCTTCAGTTTTGCGAATGAAGAATATGTTGGTTTCTCCTTTTGCTACTCTTTCCACGTACCCACCTACGCAATGATGAAGCTTTGCTCCTTCGTTCCTGATTTCATCACCCGACTTGGGAACTATCAGAAGTAATCCCTTTCCTTTTATCGAGAATGCATCCGTTCCCTCGTTGCTGGTAAAGATTTCTTCCATGGCTTTCTTGGTTTCGGCCATTCTCCGTTTTGCCTCACGCTCTCTCCTTGCCTTTTCCGCAGCCGCTTTCTTATCTTGCAATGCTTGATACTCTGCAGCTGTCCTATCGTGAACAGCCTTGAAATTCTTAGGCATATAGATAAACATATTATTGAGGTCATATTTCAGCTCTTTGCACCAGTTCAAATACTCCAACCAGTCTTTGGCCATATTCCTCTGTCGCTCAATTCTTGGATCCTCTCTTTCGTGATATCTGTGGTAAGCATACATCCAGCATCCGCAACGTTCTCCCATTGGATACTTTTCACTTTCCTTTGCAATGTATCTGACCAGCTTATGAAGAGATACTTTTCTGTTTGCGTGTTTCAGCAACTCTGTATTGCATTCAAACGTTAGGTAATACTCTCGCAACTGTTCCGGCTTGAACTGAAGCCCTATCGTCTGTGCTACCTGGAGCAATCGCAGTTCTGCGTTTGTTCCATCAATCTCTTGCATAATCCTCGTATTCACTTTAGTTAGACCGAGAATTTCATAGATGGTATTTCCTTGGTAATTTATCTTTCCGAGCGCGCTGTAACTCCGATGCCCCTCATTGATAACAAATTTGGCCAAATTATTCAGTCCCATTTTGCAAAGCCACTCAAGCTTCGGAAATTCCGTATACCTTCCAATTCCACGCTCATAATTCAGAGCGATTGTAGGTATGTTGGTGGATAATATTTCAAGAGCACTGTACTTCATAGGGGTGTGTTCCCATGCCGCCGGAAGATTTCCGGGATACAATATGCTTACTCCACACGACCATTTCTCTTTATAAGGACACCATCGGGGCAGTCCTCTTTGCTTATAAACATTCCACTCGTAATCTACGCTGGTTGGCTTCCCTTTTGGAAATGTGTATATCGCTCTGCTTAGTTCGTGGCTCCACTCTTCCAATCTGGTTTTTTCGGCCGCTCCTTTGATGTAATTATCACTTCTCAATATTCTACAAGTAGAGAAATATCTCAATGCGAATCCATCCGGTGTCGGGTCCACATACACAAACCATCTTTCGTCCTTGGTCTGTGCCGCCAGTTTCCCTTTTGCCTTAAAAGTAACTCTGCTTCCACAGAAAGGGCATTTTCCTTTTTCGTTATTTCTAAGCCTTATTTCCGCTCTGCTGACCATTCCAATCATTCCGCAGTGGGTACACTCGCACTCTGCTTGACCAGCCTTTGTTTCTTTGTAGAGTACATATCGTGAAAAGCTCATTCCCGTTTCCCACATCCAATCAAAAAATGCCTTGGGTGGTTCTTTGAAAGGTTCCATAGCAGCATCGATTTTCTTCAGCTCCTTGTCGTGCTTCTCTTTCAACTTCCTCTCCATAACAGCATTCTGGAAGTTTCTTATCGATTCCCACGGATATGGATATGGATGGTACCAATAATACCGGTCGTGCTTCTCGGTCTCATATCGCTTGAAAAAATCGCCGATTATTTTCTGCTCCTCATTCGTGCGAATAAAAACCTTCTCCTCACTATCTGATTGTTTGGTCTTGGAGTTCCAATGTGATTCAATCAGACTAAAACCATCCATGTTGTAAAAAGAAGCTGTGAGCCATTTTACCTTTGACTGCTTTAAATCCTGTGTGATATAATCATCCTCTGACAGGAATGTCCTAAATACTGCGTCTGTTTTTCCTTTTTTGAGCTTCGACACCTCATAGAAATTCAGAAGCAGTATTTTATTTTCTTCAATTAGCCTTGCAGTTACGATATGTCTTATGCTTCCGAGCCGATTGGCTATATCCAGCATATCTGCAGTGGCTTCATCTCTTGGTATTGCAGATAACCTTCTCTTGTCCATAAACAGCCTCCTACAATCCCATCATAGAAAACAGATCCATCTGACCTTCCATGTCTTTACTGTTTTTCTTAGGTTTTTCAGCAGGAGCCGGCTTGGATTTGGTTTCTTTCTTATCACTTGCCTTAGGAGCGGATGCAGCTTCATTACCCTTAGCCGCTTTTCTCTTTTCCATTCCTTCGATGCGTTTCTTCTGGTCCTCTTTCTGCTTTTTCTCACGTTCAGCCTTTTCTTTGGCCTTCTTTTCTTCCTCGGCTTTATCGTCCCGGTGGTAATAATCTTCTGCCCACTCATAGACAACATCATCACGCACGGCGCAGCTACTTCCTTTGGCGGTTTTGCGTGCCGATTCATAAATGAAACTGAAGCACTTATCCCAAGTCTTATGTTTCTGACATACATCCTCAGCAAGCCCATTGTCTTCAGCTATCCTCTTGAGCAAATGTCCGATTACAGGTTCTGCAAACGCTTTATCCTTAGCCTTGCTTAATTCTTCCTTTAACTTTTCCTTTGCTCTCTCTCGGAAAGACTTATTGCTTTCTTCAACTGTCGATATAGCCTCCGGCTCTTCGTCGGTATGTCCCGGAACAGCTTCTATTTCCGCTTGTTTTGCATCCAACGTCGCTGCTTCTGTTGCTTTTTCAACATCTGTAATTTCCACTTCAACTCCCGGTACCACTTCCACGGTTGCTGTGTTATTAGTGTTTTCTGCCATCGCATGTATCCTCCTTAAAATCAAAATGTATGTATTGGCGGTCCTTAAACTCCGTGTAGACCAGCTCAATATTTATAGGTTCGTAAAAATGCTCGTATCTATCGCACGTTATATAATGGCCGAGCAAACCATTCTCATCGTACTTAATGCCGATGAGCCGCGACTTCTTTCTCTTTTGAAGCTGCTCTTTGAATAACGCATCAGGAATTTCCAAGATAAACCTTTCAAAATTCCATTTTCCGACACTGTAACTCTCCAAAACGGTTGAGCCATCTTTGGTACGTGCCACATACCCTCTGAAAACCTCTGGTTCGCTACAAAAGCTTCCATCCATACCGCATTCAGCTTCAATCATCTGCAGCATTCTTCCAGTCTTTCCGAATACTCTTGTGTTGTTGGTCCACTCCAAAAATCTTGTTTCCGGATAAAATTCTCCCAACTTACAGGGCATATACCATCTCATCTGTTCCCTCCTTCTCAAAATCAAAGAAGAAAAAGTGCTCTCCCTCTCTGACCTTTGGTGCTTCTATTACCGCCGGTTCGTCATTCATAATTCTTCCGAGCCCTAAAGCAGCCCTTATCCTTCGTGCCATCCAAATATCCCTAAAATAGAATGGTGTGTACCAAAACTCTTGGTCTTCCTTTTCGATTGGGGCTATAACAGAACCGATTACCGGATTGGTTATGGTATTTGCTATCGCCACATATCCAGGGCAACCCAAAAGGGATAACTGTATGTAGCACATCTGACCAACTACTCTATCAATATCCTGCCCTACGAAGAGAACATCTCGCTGGTAATTGATTTTGTGTCTTTTGAATGTATTAGCAGCTGCTATAAGTGTCGCTCCCGCTCCGCATGCCGGGTCGTTTACCGAGAGATAACTTTTCCGCTCGATTTCCGTTTCGATTCCCGGTCCGATATTTATCTCTGCCATGCACCGGCAAACGCAGTAAGGTGTAAAGAACTGACCTTTCCAATGGTTTCCGAGTTCCAGCTGCATATACATCTGACCAAGGAAGTCCTGTTCTGGCTCATTCTCCAAAGCCATAACGATAATTCCCATAAGTTTCGCAGGTAACTCTACCGATCCGAGCCTCTTTATGCACTGCTCATATTCTTTTTCTCTTGCTTCGTATCTTCCCGGTGTTTTATCCACGGCATTGCTGAGAGTACAAGCGATTGCTGAAATAACATCAGCCCACACTTGCCAAGAGCTCCGGCTGTAACACAGCTGCTTAAAAACTTCCATGAACTCTTTTTCTGTTCCTTGCAGAACCTCACTCTGCTTTGCCACCTAAAATCCTCCTTCTTGCTTCCTCGAACATCCGACTTCTCTGAGCCATCTGCTCTTCGGTTAATGTTTCTCTTATGTCAGCCGGCCTCGTCTGTTCCTCTATCTGTGGCACAGTCTTTGATTCGATAGCCGGTATGAAGTGTTCCTGTATCTGCAGCTTCTGTTGAGCCACAAACTCTGGTAATTGCATGTTGTTTTGTATAGCCTTAGCCTTTGCTTCGTAAGCTTCTCGGAAATTGGCTCTATCAGCTGTTGGATTTTCACTCTGGCACAATCTCGACCACCCAAGATTTTTTACCACTGACAATGTCAACTCATCCATGGTCGCAAATGCTTCCTGCGGATTGTAGAATCCATAAGACCTCATTGCACTCTGAACAACTCCCCAAGCCTCATCAAACGGAAGCACGGGCCTCTGTGTCCTTTCCGCACACAGCTTTCTAATCTCTGCTATGTTTGGTGGGAATACATTCGTGCATATATGCTCTGCAATAGCATTTTCAGCCACTTTGTAATTGACATCCTGTAACATCCGGTACCAGAAATCCATTGATGCGGTATCTTCCAAAATCTTCGAAGCCGGATACGCTGATTTAATGGCTATGGCCAGTGTAGCGAATTCGTTCTTAGTCATTGGCCCACATCCTTGCTCCAGCTGCAAATTGCTCTACTTTCGAGCCGCTGTTCTGATTTGTCGTGCCATTGTACCCCGGCGTTCCACCTTTGTTCTGCTCTTTTGACAACCAAGAATTGATAAATCTCTTAATCCCGCTCGCAGTCTTACGCTTTTTGGGATTTGCATCACACCAACCCTTCATGTTTCTAAGCTCCTGCATAACATTAACTGCAGGATATAGTTCCATCCAAGCATTGATATCACTTTGTGTTATGGGGTATTCTTCCCCGGTGTTAAGGAGCAATGATATTACCGGTGGTTCGGTTTGAACAATCGGTTTTGGTGGTGCCGGTGGCTGTTTTGGCGGCTCCGAAGCTTTTTGCTCGGAGCAAATATCCGAATAGGATTCCGATTTGGATTTGGATTCGGATTGGATTGGATTACGGGAACAATCGCATTCACTTGAATACATTTGTATGCAGGTTTCATCAAATGGCGGGTACTTGCTCTTTTTAGCTCTGATATTCTGATGTTGCTCCCAAGTTGCCAATTGCAGGTACGGTCTTCCTTGCGCCTCATACGCTCGAACCAAGCCTACCGCCGATAACTTATAAAGAGCCTTTTCAACATCTTTCTCTGTGATATCCTTTAGAGGAAAACAGCTATTCTTTACGAATTTTAGTCGCCCGTCATATCTTCCGTAATCGTCACACTTGACTATAAGTCTGTAAAACAACACCTCTTCGAACCAGGATAAGGAATCAATCTCTTCACTGCTACAAATACTCTCTTTCAATATCCTGTTAGGCATTTGTATCCTCCTTATTCCTTGGAGGGTGCTGCAACACCCTCCACATATTCTTTTTAATAAACAACCTTGCTTCCGCTTTCGGTTTTCACAACATCAAGGCTCTGTGGGAATCTTGCCTTCATTGTAGGATCATGCGTTATGGCCATAATTTTCAAATCAGGATATCTGTTCTGAATGGTTTCCAACGCATCACAGTAAGCCTGTATTCCTTCGCCATCCAAGAAAGGCGGCTCATCGATAAACAGCATTCCCAGCTGAATACCTGCAGATGATGATTTGACCTCTGCCAATGCAAGAATGACAGATAACGAAGCTCTTACTTTTTCTCCACCGGATTTGGAAAGGTACGGTAATACCGATTTTCCATATTCTTCGATGTAGATATCCAATGCTGTGATTTCTTTTCCGTTCTTCTGCATTCTCTCAAGCTGGAATTCAATTCCGGCACGTCCTCCGGTCATCTGACCTAAGATACTGCTTGAAATCTCTGTAAGCTTCGGTACCAAAGTTCTGATAATCTGATGAGGAATGCCAGCTGTTGAGAAAGCACTCTTTAGCAGGTCGTAATCTGATATCTCTGCAGCCACTTCTTTGATGCCCTTGTTGATTTCTGATATTTCAGTCTGCAGTCTGCTTATTTCCTCAAGCTTCTGCTTCAAAGAGCCGATAGCCTGTTGTTTCTGTGCAACCCACGAAGAAATCCTTTCCATTTGGCTTGTAATATTCGATATCTCATATTCAAGCTTCGAGATGTCAGCAGTAACATCCGACATAGTGAAAAGCTCCGCTTCTGCCTCAGATAATTCCTTTTCGATTTCCGTCAGACGAAGAATCTCATCTGTCTTCTGGTTCTCTGCATTTTTCTTTCTTTCGTGAATAACCGGATAGGTTGTAGCCTTTTCCACATAAATAGCAAGCTGGGAAATTTCTGCCGATACTTCCGCATGTTTTTCAGCGGCTTCCTTGTAAGTATTCAGCAATAATTCCACTCTCTCGGCTTCGGATTTGCCCTGTAGCAGTCTCTTTTCTGCTTCGACTATATTTGACTGCAAATGCTCTATTGATGCTCTAATCAAGGCAATTTGGCTTTCTCTCTGATTGAGTTCGGCCAGCTTAAAGTAGTAAGGTTTCAACTCTGATATTTTGGCCGAAATGGTAAATACTTCGTCTTTGTCGTATTCCATTTCTGCGAACTGTTTTTCCAACCTCTCAACCTCTGCATTTGCAGGAGCAATTTTCTCTGCGTGAACCTTATCCCTTTCAGCATAGAATTCCGGATATTTTTCCAACTGCTTCTTTGCTGATATAGCGTCCGCAAGGAAACCGCATCGAGCATTCTCAATATCAACACATTCGACATTGGCCAGAAGCTCCGCTTTTGCTTTCAATCCAGACTCATTAAGCTGCATACCACGAATGTCCGAATTGTATCCGGCAACAATCTGTTGCTGAACACTTCTTGCCATTGCAAGTTCCTGCTCCACAGTGCGATAAGCTCTTTCCCTCTCATAAGCCGCATCCAGCTCTTTCTTCATGGCTTCATACTCTGCAGCTTTTGTGCGGATTAACTCATCATCTTCCGAGGACTGTAATTTATCCAATTCGGATTGTTTTGCAATCTTTTCAGCTTCCAGTTTGGAAATAGCCGTCTGCTCTGCCGCAATCTGATTTCTCAGCCTTATCAACTCTTCCGATTTGGTTTGATACACTGTAGCAGCTTCCACAAGGTCTTTATCCATCTCAACCAAAACTCTGTGACGTTCAGCCTTTTCCATTGTTTCAGCTTCGGAGGATAATGCTGTGTCACAACTACTGATTGTGGATGCGAGAGCGCTTATAATTTGCTCTGTAGAAGCCTTTTTCTGCTTCAAGGTATTAACAGACGTCTCAACCTTCTTTCTTCTTTCTGAGGCTTCCGTATGCAAGCGGAGAGCAACGCTCTTTTCCTCTTTCTGTCTTCCCAGTTCAGCCAATTCCTGATTGTGACTTGCAAGAAGTCCTTCCTCCACTGCAAGTTCATCCTGTGGAGAGCCATAGCCGGCAATCGTGCTTTCGTGAACAGAAATTGTATTCTTCTGTCCTGCGATTTTTCTCTTCAATATGCCAAGCTCATCCTTGGCCATATCTTCCATGACGTTGTAGACTTCCAAGCCGATAAGATTCGATAACACATCAATTCTCACATCTTTGCCGACTTCCAAGAACAATCCGTACTGGTCCTGCATAATTAGTACGCAAGCCTTAAATGTAAGGCTATCCATACCGAGAACCTTAACAATTTCATCCTGCGTATCTTTGTACTTCTCTTTCGAGCGGTCAAGCCACTCGCCTTCAACCAACTCTGACAGATTAAGGGTACCCTTCCCGGATTTTGCTCTCGTTCTAACAACACGGTAGGTTTTCTCTCCAAGTCCGAATGTGAAGCTGATGGATCCGGAACGAGCCTTTTCATCACTTCTAATCCAACCGGTGTTGGAACCCTCTCTCGGTTCTTCGTACAAGCAGTCGAGAATTGCATCCATAAACAAGCTGCTCTTTCCTGCTCCGTTCTGTCCGTTGATGGTGCAGAAGCTAATATCTTCAAAGGAGAAACTCTCCTCTACATAGTTACGATAATTCTTTACAGCAATTTCTTTTGGAACAAAGGTACCGAACACATCCGAGGTGGAATCGCTGGCCAATGCTCTTGCTATAATCGGTCTTGCCAGTTCTATAATCTGGTCGATTTTATCCGGCTCAACCATTTTCTCAGTAAGGTACTGAATCAAATTTGTTTCCGGGTCATCAAACTTCGACAATTCCGTTCTGTTGGCACCCTCCAGCTTATCCATTGCTATATCCGATTTCCAAAATGCTCCTGCCTCATAAAGAGCCTTTTCAATCTGCGAAGTGCTGATTGCTTTCTTCTGATCGGCTGTGCAGCTATAGATAATTCTCACGATTTTATCAGCCACACCCTGCTGAGCAAATTCCATAGGAAGCATTTCCGGATTCATAATTGACCTTTCCACATCTTCCTGCTCCCAAGTGATTGTTAAGAACTGGCGATACGGTGTTTTGTGGAATACCGAAGTTGCATAGGTCAATTCCTGTCTCACATAATCTTCTCTAAATTCATGCACCCAAAAGCCTCGTTCCTGTCCTTCATCATTGAAGTTCATAGCGTTTATGGCGCCGGAATAGTAAACATTCTTCAAATTCGGTATAACCTGCGGTCTATGAATATGTCCCATGGCAACAAGGTCATAATTGGCCGCCAACAATACATCCTGTGTAATGATAGGCTCAAACTGAGTAAGAAACTGAGTTTGTCCGCTTTCGGTGTTACAACCAGGAATTGTGTAGTGCGACATAAGAATTGCCAGCTTATGTTCCTGCTTACTCATCATTCCAAGGCTTGATACAATGTTTCCAATTTCATCCGTGAATACAATGTTTTCTTCCTCTTTGGATAAGCCAGGGAACTTTGCTCTGAAAGCTCCTTTATCAAAGCCCGGTAAAACTGCTACGTTGGCATACGGTGTGTTTATCACATCAGGAGTAGTAACAACCGTAACGTTGCTTACCAGTTCGAAATGGGCCTTTAATTCG